GTTCGGGAACCTCACCCGGGATGATTGCTCTTTGTGGAGGACACTTAATCTCGACCAACTTACCCGACTCTGAAACGCCATCTGGACTTCCACCCAACCATTTATGTTCTGGGTGAGGACATAACCCCAATTCATGCACAACTTCTCCATGCCTCTGTTCGTAGATAATGCGAGCCTCGTCTTCATAGAGTTCACCGTGACGGGTGGCGGCATTCCCCATGAATTTCTCACCAAGTCCACATTTCTTCAAGAGGAGTTTCTCAGGTGTCTCGTATTTATTTACACCAATAGCCGAGGCTGCATCACTCGCAGTCAACATATTTCCACGGAGTTCAAGCCATTCCTCTGACTTCTGTGCCGCGTATTCTCTTTCAATCAGGGCCTTGACATTCGGATGCATCTTGAATTAATTAAGATTGTAAGTTTTAAGTTCCTCCAACACCTGAAAGTACATCTGGGCAGCGTTTTGCTCCGCCTGTTTCTTACTCTTTGCCACACCCCTAGAACAGAAGGTATTGTTGATGTAGATATCGATGTAGAAGAGACCTTCGTGATGTGCAGCAACCCTGTAATCGGGGAGTTCCCAGTTATTGACTTGGCAGTGACGCATGAGGTGGTCCTTGAAATTGTCATCTACCATGATGGAGTTCATATCAATCATATCTGGGTCCTGGTAAATTCTCAAAATAAACTCCTTCGCGTGGATGAGACCAATATCCATGTAGATAGCACCGATGAGCGCCTCAAAAACATCTTCAAGGATTTTAGGGTTGTTATTCCACCCATTGCGCATACCCTTCTCATCCATGATGACGAGTTTCTCGAGACCCAACTTCAATGCAATCTTGGCTAATGTTTCACCACGAACGAGCTTTGTGCGAGCTTTCGTGAGGAAACCTTCTTGACGACTTTCATATCTATCAAACAGGAACTTAGTAATGACAAAACCAAGTACAGAATCACCTATAAATTCAAGAGTCTCGAAGGACTCGTTAAATTGTTCATACTCCTTGAGAGCAGATTTATGTGTAAAAGCCTTTTGGTACAAATCAAGATTTTTGACCTTTGTACCAACAAGTTGTTCAGCCCTCTCTTTGGTGAGGAAAGTGACCATCGTTGTTATGTTATGTATGTGTTATTTTTTTAAGCCTTCTCCTCCTCCTTCTTAATGTAGTGAGGGCTCAGGTACTTCTGGAGGTTAAGGTAAGTGACCTGGACGTCCGCAGGAGGCGCGAGGAGGTCGCGAAGCTTGTCGTCGAGGATAATCTGACGGCCGTTGTCGGGGTGCTTGAGACCCTTATCGGTGATGTACTTGTTAATGAACTTGGTCACCTCGGAACGGGAGATGAGTTCACCAGCGGGAAGTCCGAGAAACTCTCGCAACTTAGGCGTCACATCCTGCTTGCGGTTGAAGCCGTTGTTGGCGGCACGAGCCTTAGCCTTCTCACCATCGGGATCCTCCTGAGTGTTCTTCACTTTGCGGATGAGCTTGGTGAGGTTCTTGATGTCGTTGCGGAGCGCGGCGAGTTCGGTCTGAATGGTTTCGAGGGACATTATATCTTTCTTACTTGCTTAACCTTTAAGTTCCTGAAGAAGTATATCGTCGCGACGGTAACAAACAGCCATACCATAAAGACGAACCTTTTGTTGGCCAAGTTAATAAACTCAGGTTTATCGATGAAACGAAATGGGTGCCTGGATCCATCGTCAGGGCAGCCACCTGCACAGCAATCGGATGGGCATGGTACAACATGTTGTCCCTTTCTGACTCCACACCACTGTTCTTTTTCACCTGTATATGCGTAACACCTACACGGTTCGATCACGTTACACACCATATTATTATATCGAGATATATTAATGGACGATCAGATTTATTCGAAGGATGTCATTCAAAAATTCATGAATGAAAATCTTTTTTTCAAAGATGAAAAATTGAAAAAATATTACGATCGAAACCTCCAGAGAGACTTTGGTAAGTTTCGTGCTCGCGTGAAGAGTGCACACATGAATAAAAACTTTGAGAAAATCATATACGTTCTCGTGACAGATTCTATCCGTGATATCATTCTCGATACGATCGGGGAACTCACACAATTTTTGAGTTCATCGGGTGATCTCATCATCAGTGGTGGTGAGGCGTTCAATTTGTACGTGGACTTTAAGGATCGGATAGTGACGAGTGATATCGATGCCAAGTTCGTCCCAAAGATTCCAATGAATGATAAATATTTCGGGAAACTCCAAGCTGTAAAACTCCTTTTGTGGAACAAATTGGGGGAGCTCGCTAAGAAATTGGACTTACGAATCAAGAAGAGAATCATGTCCGTACAGAAGAAACATTCGAAACTATTCAAGTTTTTGGGAATTGGTTTCAAACAATCTGGTCCGTATGTAACTCGGCGATACACTTTGATCAAGAAGAAGAAACTCGCGGAAAATAACAGGCCCAATAAGGGTGATATATTCATAGATGTGGAACTTTTCGCTCTCGACTTGAACATTCGCCTTCTTTCCGCAAAGTCTGGAAAGATTGAAGATTTCAATTTGGGTGGAATCCTTGATATTCCCTTCATGCGCCCCAAGGAGTTTGGGTACGAGGTAGCACTGACCAGGAAGCGAGGTGTCACGTACAGAAACATAAACACCGGAAAATTGATCAACGATAAACGTCTTCTCGTCGCGAGTAAAGAGTTTCTCATCGAAGACATTTACCTGATGCATAAACTCAGACTTCGCCCAGAGAAGAAAGAAAAAGACCGTCAGAGACTCGTTCGTCTCGCACAACTGTTTGATAAACGCATTAAATCGTCTGAATCGATGGACGATGTGTTTAAGCGCATCACCCCTAAAATCAAGACTAAAACGCGAGTGGTGAACAAACCCGTTAATGTCTCAATTGGTAAAGCCATGAAAGTCGATCCACGTAAATATAGAAACTACACGACGAAACCGTCAGATGAGCGCCTATCTAAGCAGATCGTACATGGTCTCAGACCAGTTGTAAAGAATACAAAGGTCAACGGGTACACAAAGTCTTCAGGAAATAAGCGGTTCAATACGAAAAACCTCAAGTGGAAAAACGTAAACACATCCGCATATGTGAAAAATGAATTTCCTCTGCGACCAGAAAATGCGAAACCTCTTCCAAAAAACATGAACATCACCAAGACACTTTATGGTCACAATCCCAGGAGAAATATGTGGGTACCCAAGGCGTTACTTAATAAGGCTGCGGAGATACCATTCGTTGGTTTAAAGAAATGAAGCATGTATCAACCATAAAATGATGTACACTACCCCCACCAAGGGTGAGGATGGTCTCTACTTTGTCAAGGTACTCCGCGACGATAAGCGTAAGCATCTCATTCAGCTCAACAAAGTGAAGATCACTGATGTTTCAGGCGAGATTGCGATGGATCTCGCCTCGGAAATGAACACCCAGAAGATCAGTACCATCGACACCGCGAACCTCGATGCGGCTCTTGAGAACTGTGAGTCCTGGTTCGGTAAGAAGGTTTCGGAGGGGGTCATCAAGGGAGCCTACAAGTCGAGCCTCGACACCGATGTGCTCACGTGTGACCGCCTCGATGTGACCAGGGTGTTTAACTCACAGCAGGAGCTCGTTGATTTCGATGCTGTTCAGCCCGAGAAGACATGTGATGTCATTCTTGAATTTGCTGGAATCTGGTTTGCCAAGAAGGCTTTCGGTCCCACTTGGAATGTTGTCCAGGTCAAGGTCCATGATGACCCCGAGCCCATCCTTGATACTTACCCAGACGAGTATGCCTTTGTCGACGAGGATGACCAATAAAAAAATTGTTATAGTAATATAAAAGATAATGAAGGGTCGTAAACAAAATGTCCTCATGCTGGTCGCCGTCGCCGTGCTGATCTTCCTCCTTTTTTCCATGAACAACAAGTCCAAGTACAGCATTATTGAGCGCCAGTACGCACCCTTCGGTAATGGTCCCGCCGCCGGCCCTGCCCCAGGTCCCGCCGCGGCCCCCGTAGATGCTGTGTGTGGCGGTATGAACAAGGGTACTGGCCTCGCTTCGTCGCTCCTTCCCCGTGAGGTTGCGTCCGCCGAGGACTTTGGTCAGTTTGTCCCAGAGGACATCCTCGCGGGTCAGAACTTCCTCGAGCCTCGCAAGCAGATTGGTTTCCCCGAGACTGTTGGTGGCGCCCTCCGTAACGCCAACCGGCAGATTCGCAAGGATCCCCCCAACCCCAAGGACCCCTTCGTGTGGAACAACTCCACTATCGTCCCCGATCTCATGCAGCGTGGTCTCTGCGCTTAAAGAGTAGATGTGTATAAATATAAATGACTTCTGTCGCACCTGATCTCTCCGAGAATGTTTCTAAACTGGTAGAGCTCACAAAGCAATTAGCCGAGGCTAAATCTGATATTAAAGTTTTGACCCAGGAAGAAAAGCGCCTGAAAGAAAACGTCAAAAAGCATATGGTGGACCAGGGAATTGATACGATTAACCTCAGGAAGGGTAAGATTAGCATTCGTAAGTCTGTCAGGAAGTCTGGAATGAGTAAAGATGCGATTAAGGAAGGTCTCATGACCTTTTTTGGTGGAGACGAAACGAAGGTGGAAGGAGCCCTAAATGCTATTAAGGATGGACTTAAAACGAAGGAATCCACCTCTCTCTCCTTAACTGGTATAAAGGATAAGCCAGAGAAAGAAGATAAGTAAATAACCATGGTCTGGGGTCAATATGTATACGAAGCCTCCAATGGATTTGAACCTGAAATCAGTGACGATGATGAGTTCAATGACGAACACACTCCTCTGAATATCGAAGACTGGGAAGTCGAATACTCAGATGAACTCATGATGATGTGGAACACCATCAGGACACTCCTCTATGATGCAGGGTTGGAACATTCAGGACAATTTGTAGATTTTGTCGAATTTTGTTACGTTGAACATGACCCTTATCATGAGCGCATGGATACACCTTATGAACAAATACTGTATGATATTTGGAGACATATCAGACGTACGGTAAATGGAAATGGTCTCCACGAAGAGATAATGCGGGGTGCGACATACTATCATTTCGTGGATTATGTGGAAAAATATCTCAGTGTATATTAAATGCTCCCCGACATCACGTCCCAGAAAGTCGCCATCCCCGCCGCTCTTTTTCTCGCGCTCAGCCCCGGTGTGCTCGTCACCACCGCGGGCAAGAACGTCAAGTTCGCGAACGGCAAAACCAATCAAATGGCCATCTTTTTCCATGCGCTCGTGTTCTTCCTCGTGTACAGCCTCGTCGCCAAGGCTATGGGTATCGTTCTCACCAAGACCGATCTCATCGTGACCACTGCGCTCTTCCTCGCCCTCAGCCCTGGTCTTCTCCTGACCCTCCCCCCTGGTTCGGGTGGTGTGTTCCGCTCCGGTCAGACGAGCATTTCTGCGGCCCTGACTCACGCGATTGTCTTCGCGGTTGTGTTCGCGCTTTTGCGTCGCCAATTTCCTCAATTCTATTAAGTAAGGAGATGAAGTATCTCGTGCTCGGACCGGCGTCTATGGGTATCTATTCACTTATAGGAGCTTTGAAAGCTCGTGAATCTTCGCTCGCTGGTGTACAGGAAATTTCTGGTTCATCAGCTGGTGCGATTCTCGCCCTGTTTTTAGCGGTTGGGATGTCGGTCGACGAGATATTAGATGCATCTTTATCATTGGATATCCCCAACTTTGTTAAAATCCGTCTGGGATCCTTTTTTAACAAATTTGGATTTGTTGATATGGGTCCCATTCGAAAGAAGTTGGTAGAGATTTGTGGTGGAGACCCTACATTCGGAGAATTGGAAACGCGAATTTATATTTCAGCGTTTTGTCTTAATACGACCGAGACGGTTTACTTTTCAAAGGATACACATCCGAATATGAAAATCATCGATGCTGTATGCATGAGCATGGCAGTTCCTTTCATCTTTGCATGTGGAAAGTACGAGGATCGGATGTATGTAGATGGTGGTACGAAAGAAGAATTTCCTTTGACCCCCTTTTTAGATAAGAAACCACACGAAGTGACGTGTGTTCGAATTAAAATGAATAAAATATATCGAGAAACGATTGATAACCCAAAACAATTTGTTGACGTCATCGTTCGCTCAGCACTCTCGAATCGCGAAACGTTTCAGAGTCCCATAGAAGTCATAGAAGTCAACGTAGGTGACACAGATGTGTTTAATTTTAGCATGGAATATGAAGAAAAGATACGATTATTTAACATGGGATATTCTACATAACACTTTTTTTATCAGTTTACTATATATGATCGAGGCGTGTGATCCAGACGCCGAAATAAATGACCTGCGTGTGCTCATAAAGATGAACACAGGCCAGAGTGTTAAACTGACAAAAGAACAAATATGTCAAGTATATGACGAGATAAAGGGCGGTAAATTACCCCTACCCCCTCTTATTTTGAGTTCGGATAAAACATATCTCGTCGATAAGAAGTCCCCACTGAAACCCGACGATTATGAGGTTCTATTCGACACATCATCTAAGCGAGTGGACATTCAGCGTGTTGCTCGTAAAGTTGGTCTCAAACAGATGAATCAAATGACCAAAAGTCAATTGATTGAATCTATTGGGAAACGCCTCCGTTACATGAAAGTTCATGAACCCGTGAAGATTGGGAAGAAGAGGCGCACATTACCCATAAAAAACGTGAACAGGTTCAACAACACAGCAGTGAACGCGAACACGAACGCGAACAGGTTCAATAACACAGCAGTGAACG